TTTTCAAACACTTCAAGCATTCGCTGTCGTACTTGAGATAATGTATTAAAATTAATATATTTTCTACGATCAAAAAAATCACCCAAGTGTATAACTTCGGTGATATTATTATCTAGTAGATAAGGAAAAAATTGATTTTGAAAAAAAGATAAAGCATTTTCTAGAAAATACGGAGAATCATTACGACAACCAAAATGGGTATCACAAAGAAATGCAATTTTCACTTTTTCTTTCTCTTTCTTTTTTTCTTCTTTGGTTCTAGTTTAGAAACATCATTTTCTGATAATGAAAAATGTTTTTGTAAGAATTCAGAGTATGTTCCTGTATCTGAATCTTTTTTCAACCATTCGACAAATTTGCCGTCAGGATCTTTTAATTGTAAGCATTTATATTTTATAAATGCTTGTTTTTTTTCTTTTTCAATTCTTCTCAAAAATGCATAATATATTATTTGAGTAAAATACGAAAATGGATTTGATGATTTTTCTGGGTCAAAGTTATGGGCATAGAGTAAACAATTTTCTACCCCATCACCAATCATATCTTCACGAAAAGGATAATTTATAAAGTTTGGTCTATGTGAAAGATGTTCAGCAATTTTTAGAAAAGACTCAGCAATATAGTCTGTAACTGGAGGTCTTTTTTCATCACACTCTTCTGCTTCTCTTACAAGTTTTTTCCACTCAATCATTGATTTACAAAACTTTTTATTATCAATATAATGTTTTAAAGTTTTGACTTCATCTTGTATTATCTCATCATCTTCTTCTTTCATAATTATCCTCTTCTTTGCCAAAGTATAGCATATCCATACACTTTTTCAAGTACATTCTAGTTTTTTTCAAAAAACCATAAATTGCTACTTGACAGGTTTGGCAGCACATGTGTATAATTTCTGTGTGGGATTGAAATGAGAAGATCTAACTATGAGCTTAATTAGTTATAGTCTCCAGAATTAGGATCAGGATTCCAATCAGAGAACTTATCTCCAAAGTCCTTACGATCCTTTTCATCTCCAGTAAAGCGATTACGCTTTTTAACTTCTTCAATCATATCTAATAATACTTGAGGTTTAATAACACCTGATGTTATCATATTCATAATTGATTCTGCTGGGATGTATAGTTGCATCATTATCATGTGACGATCAAGTTCAGTTTCATCTTGCATATCTGGTGGTAAATAATCTTTTTGTTTTCTCTTAGACTTCTTAGATTTTTTCTTTGGAGTATCTGAATAACCATTTTTAGAGTTCATAGAACTATTAAATAGATCTTCTAAAAAAGTAGCAAACACATCATTGCTTAACATATTTTCACTTAATTTAATATCTTCTTTGACATCTGTTTTCATTACAGTTTTGTCAAATTGATAACTTTCCATTTTATATAATTCAATAGTATCATCATTTGGAATAGATTTAAATGCTATATGATCTTGTGGTATCAAAACATTTTTATCATCAGTATTTACTAACCAATCTTGAAGAGTCGTAATATCAAATGGTCTTCCAGTAGAATCTATACTAGATATGGTCTTAAATACCATAGGCTGAAACACTTTAACATTTGATTGATTCTCCTCAAGAACTTGGCAAGCAATTTCTTCACCACTTCTAAGTTTAAGAATTGTTAAATTCATAAGGTTAATCTCCTAACTTAATTTTTGTTTTCTTGAATGTAAACTCTTCATTAGTATATATGGCAGTTCTCTCGTCCATATGTCGAAGAGCATGGTTGCGATACTTTCCCCAACTCAAGTCATCACCTAAGTCAAAAACTGTCACTTTGTCTTTTGTATCTGACTTTCGAAGACCTCTACCAATTGACTGCAATACACGAACTACAGATTTTGATGGAGAAGCAAATATTATAGCATGAATGTTTTTAATATTGATTCCTGTGCTACAAGTTCCATAAGAAGCAACTAATACACTATTTTTACTTTTATCTACAATTTTTCTTATCTGTTCACGTTCTTCTATTTCGGTAGATCCACATATAAGATATGAATCTTTTTTTGATTCTTTTTGTATCTGTTTATAAAGTGGAACTCCATGTTTCTCTACAAAATTAAACAATACTAAAACATTTCCAGAAATACTATTTGCTAAGTTACAAATAAAATTGTTTCTTTTATTGTTTAAAACTAACCATTCTATTTCTTGCTGATATTTTGCTCTTTTAATTTCAACAATATCTTGTTGTGGATATTGAAGTATTAAACAATTAATATTTAATTGTGCTAAAACTTCTTTATCTATTAGTTCTTTGGTTGATGTTACTTGATGTACAGATCCAAATAAACCTTCTAAAACTAGTTTATGAACTTGAGTTCCGTCTAATGTTCCTGTTGTTCCAATTCTATAATCGCAATTTTTAAGTTTAGTCATTATTTTGACTAAAGATTTTGCTTTAAATAAATGGGATTCATCTCCAATAATAGCATCAAATTGTGAAAAATATTCTTCATTTTGATCATATAAACTTTGCCATGTAGATATTATAACTCTCTTATCCGTTATTTTCTCTTGTCCACCATAAATTAGATGTATGTGATCTGATATTTTTTTAGTATTTGAATAGTCTTGAAAATCAGAATTTAATTGAGTTACCAATCCAGTTGTTGGAACTACAATTAAAATTTTCTTTTTTGTTCTATTCAAAAGTTCTAACATTATAAAATATATGATAAGACTTTTACCACTTCCTGTTGGTGATATTAGTAAACACCTACGATTTTCTATAGCATGTTTTACTGCATCAATCTGGTAATCGTGTGGTTGTATTTCTGTGCCGTTAGAAAATGCCTTAGAAAATTCTGTAGGGGGTGTGTCTTTCTTAAAGGTATTTTCATACGATATTTTATATCCACGATCTGAAGCGAATGAGAGGACATATGGTAATAGTCCAGCATAAATTTTATTTGTCAAAATACTAAATAAACGTATTTTGCCATCCCATCTTCGTTTTCGAAATGCTGGATTGTATTGTGAATTTGGAACATTGAATGTAAAGAATGATGATAATTCTTTAGCAATGCCTTTATCACATTCTATTTCAATATAAACAGAATCAATTGGTTTTATGTGTATCATAAACCTTGAGAAAATTTAATCCATTCAATTGAAGAACGAATATTCCAAATTTTATTTGAAATTATTTTAATTACAGATTCTACGTAATTTACTTTTTCTTTTTGAAGGAAGATTTTATTTCCAAGATTGATAATATCAATATCACTATCGATAAACCGATCAATATCTTGTTTGAGAATGTTAAGATCAAATGGTTCCCAACCTTTTTGCTTTAATTCTTCTGCTGATAATTTTCCAGAATAATATAACCACTTGTCTCTTTTTAATATTTTATATTTTGACTCTAAAGATTCGAGAACAAGTTTTTCATCCATTAATATACACAAATATTTATTGTGTATTTGGGGTATTTTAGATGCTTCATCATCCAAATGATTTACATCAATAACTGTATCAATTTCTGCAAATGCTTTGATTTGTTCTATATTCATAATAAAAATTATAATTGTTTATGCGTTTGTTGTCAAGATTTCTATCTCATAGTGAGTATATGAAAATGTTGCTGTTGCTATTATTGGATCTGTATCTGTAAGAGATGAATCAAATTCAATACCACTAATAAATGTGGGGTAAATGTTTCTATATTTAACATTGATTATTGGTCTATATTGACTATTTAAAATTAAAAGATAGGCAGATGCTACTTTTTGATGTTCTCGCAAAGATTCTGTGGTTGAATTATAAGATATTCCAAGATCTTTTATCCAATTGTGAATTTCTAACCAATTCTTTAAATTTTCATCAACAGCAAATCCAATTTGAAGATCTTCATAAACATATGAAGTTCCTGGTCTCTTTATTGAAATTCCTGTTGGATTTGATTGTATTGATGTACCAAATCCTAATGATGGAACATTTGCCCTTTGACAAAAGTATGTCAGTGTTGGGCAACGAGTCATAATGAATCTAAATTTATTGTTTGTTAGATTATTATGTGTCGTTGGTTGAAAGAAATTTTCAAACAAAAAATCACCAGGAAGTTCACGAATTATATTATCTGGAACATTCTGTATGATAATTTGATCTGAGTTATTTGGCATACTATTATTTATAAAGAAAAACCCCTGGGTTTCCCCAGGGGTTCTTTGTTTTGTTATTCAGTTCTGATTATTTATCAGACTGTACCACCAGCATTTAATCCGTGAAGATTCTTAACTGCAAAGAGGCGGTAGTAAGCATTGGTATTTTGCTCAAGACCATCTTCTGGTTTTCCAGAACCGAAGGTGCTTGAACGACCACCAGCGAATGGATTTGCGACTAGACCGTAACGAGTCTTGAATCCGATCTTTGGTTGGAAGGTATCTTGACCAACTGCTCTGACCATTTGTAGTGGAACGTATGGGCAGTAGAAGAATCCTGCGTCATATGGTGAGGTTCCCTTATATCCAACAGTAACGAAGTTGACGTTGTTGGCAACGAATGGATCGATGTAGACCTTGAACTTATTGTTGAGAACACCAGCGAAGACGTTACCGGTATTATCTACTTCCAGATCAACATTGAGTGCTGGTGAGAGATTGAGGAATCCACCCATTGCGAGAGCTGAAGCAACGTCAGCAGAGCATACGATGAAGTTACCCTTACCTCTACGGGTTTCTCTACCAATTACGTTTGCTTCACGTTCAATTTGGAACATAAGTCCACGGAAGCGTTCTGCTGACCAACGACCGTCTGAATCGTTGAGGAGGTCATACACACCACCGTTTGTGGTGTCTGTAGCATAACCAGCGAGGTCGCGTTGACGGCAACCAGTCTTAGCAACATAATACATTGCTCTGAGGATTTCTCTGTTGATTTCGTTCATGATTTCAACTGAGAGAATATTTGCGAGTTCTGCTTCAGCATCAAGACCGTGAACAGCGCGAAGGTCTTGTGCGAGTTCTGTGGTGTATTCTGCCTTGAGAGCGCGTGAACGTGCTTGTACTGCGACTCTTTCAATGCTGAATGCCATTTCACGGAAGTCAGCAGTTGAAGGATCCTTACCAAGAGTTTCAGCAGTTGCTGTTAACATTCCACGGAATTGTGAAAATGTATCTACTCTTGTAGCAAATGTATCACCAGCTGCTAAAAGACCATTGAGAGCACCGAGTGTGTGACCACTGAGAATTGCTGCGTAATTAGCACCACCAGGACCAGAAGCACCACAAACACCAGAGAACTTAGCCCATGGTTCATCGAAGAGTGCTTCTTCGCCACCAGTATAACCGTTATTATCATTTCCGTAACGAGCGCGCATTGCGAAGATAAGACCAGTTGGAGCACTCATCGGTTGAACGCCAGCAATGTCGTATGCTACGACGTTAGGCATTGCACGACGAACAAGTGAGATAAGAACTGGATCATAACCAGCAAAGTTTCCTGCTGCACCAACTTGGCCAGCAGCAAAATTACCACCGATACCGATTGGTCCCATGGTATTTTCAAAAAGATTGCCAGCAGCTTTTTCTTCTGCCATTGCTCTTACTTGATTTTCAAGAAGCATCGCAGTGACTCTTCTCTTGTGAAGGTCATTAATTGATGGCATGTCTTGGTGATCAAGAACGGGTGTCCACTTTTCCATAAGTGAATCGTAAGGTGTACTTTGATTGAAATCTAATGACATTTTTTCTCTCCTATTATTCCTTTTTATTTATTAAATTTTATTTTTCAAATGTTATTGTCCTTGATAACATTTGGATTGATAAGCGATGCTAAACGAGCAACTGATGAATTTTCTGGAATTATTCTATCTACTTTTGGTCTATTTTTGTTGAGGAATGAAAGTGTATTTACAACATTTTCCATTAAAGGATCTGAAGTATTATTTGTAGATACAAATGATCCTGAGTCTTCAGTCAATGGAACTTGTCCAAAGTATGAATTATTTGTTCTGATTTGATTATTTCCAGATGCTCTGTGGAAATATGATTCTTTGAGAAGGTTTATTTTCTTTTCATATTGTTCGACGTTTTCAAATTCGACACCTTCTGCCAACTTAGCAAGTTTTTCTACTTCAGTATCAGCAAGACCAGATGCTTGTCTCATAAATGCTTCTGCACAAAGATGTGCAGTGACTTCATTCTTGAGTTCAATATTTTCCTTGAGAACTTTATTCATGTTATTTTGAAGTTCTTCATTTGCTTCATAGATGTCATCAAGAATATTATATTTTTCTTGTGGAACATCGATAAATGAATTTTCAAAAAGATCTTTCAATCCATTGATGAAATTTTCTGCGATTTCGGTTCTAAGACCTCTCTCGACAGCAACCTTATTTTCATTCATCCATTCTTCTACAACATAAGTCAAATAACCATCGATATGTTCTACTAGGTTAGTTGAATTTGCTTGAGTTGCTTCTAAAACAACTTCTTTTGCTGCTTCTGATTGTTCTTGAATGATTTCTTTTGCTGCTTCAAGAATATGTGCCTCTATCATAGAAATTCTTTCATTGATAGCTGCTTCAAATATTGTTTTTGCTTTGAATTTAAAGTCTTCGCTAAGATTTTCACCATCGAAGAGACTTTCAAGATAATCAACATCTTCTTGTTGAGTTTCTTGTTCTTTCTTGGTTTTTTTCTTTGCACCGGGTGATAATGAACTCATATTTCCTTGAGCATTATTACCAACAGGTACAGTTCCAATGACAGCACCTTTTCCTGATGCGTCTTGGTACAATTGTGTTGATGCGTATTCTGCGTATGGATTATTTTCTGCCATTTTTATATCTCCACTTTTCTCTAAATGTATTTAGTATATTTATAATTTAGACATTTTAAATGTATATTATCTAATTTTTTCTCTAATTCTTGCCAATCTTTCTGCTCTTCCAACAAAAGAATTTTTATTTGTTGGATCTATATTTTGAGATGATCGTTGTTGAGCAGTAATGTAATTTCGTCTTAATGACATCAAATCGTTCTCTGCTCGTGCCAATCCAGGATTTATTTTTCTTGCTCTTGCTAAATCTTTTTCCAGTTGTTGTCTTTCTTTAAATTTTTCGACAGCAGTTTCGTACCTATCCATATGTCTTTGAGTAGCATTTGCTGCTGGAGTTCTTGGCATAGTATTTGGATAATTTTGCTGAACATCTTTAACAAAACTTGGATCAAATCCAGACTGTCTTAATTGTATATCTCTAATATGTCCTGACTGTCTAGCATTAATATCAGAAGATCGCATTCTTTCTCTTATATTGAACTTTTCCATTGCACCCAACGCTCGGTTTCCCATTTCTTGAGCAAAAATAGAAGCCTTTCCCACAAAACCTCTGGGAATACGCAATTCCATTATATTTTCAACCATTGAAGGTATAGAATTTTTAATATAAGAATTAATGGATTCTTTAATTAATTTATCTGACATTTTATATCTTTCTTAAAAAATCAGAGAATAATTTAATTGCTTCTTCTTCTAATTTTCTTTTTGATACTTTTTTAAGTTTCTTTTGGTACTCTGAAATTTGTTTTTCAACCAAAAGACCATTATCCCAAATCCATTCTTTTCCTTCTAAGATTCCGTCAACGAATGCATTTGGTGCTGATGGATCAGCAACAATATCGATTGCTGCCAAAGTAAAATCTTCTTTTA